CTGTGCATGATGAGAAGTTGAAGAACAGTCGTGCTGCCGTGCATGTTTCCCCAACCCGGTCTATGTGGCAGAACCTGCTATGGAAAACATTCGTGATCGTCACGATTCTACTCCTAGCTGGTTCTGCCACAGCAGAGGCTCATCAAATCAGCCCAGTGTTTGACGTTACCTTTGACGGTCCCCTTTTTATGGAAGGAACATGTCATGAAGGAACGCTTTCTTTTTTGACGCTCTATGGAGCGTTTGAACGGGATCTTGATGCGCCCATCTTCTCCGAAACCCTTCCCCTTACGACTACGATAGGGGGTGTTACCACGACGATGTGGGAGCCTTCCGATGGGTTTCGGGGCAAGATGAAGATAACTGTAGACCGAAAGCCCGTGGCGGACACCCGACATTTGGTGTTCCCGTCTTCAAACCGTATGCATGCCATCGCCATCACTAATGGCTTGATGTACATGCCCGCCAACAACTCGACCAATCTTCTGGCGGGTATCCGTGTGAGAGTTCACAATGATGTGCACTGCTCAATGGAGGTTGAGAAAATACGATTTGGTAGATGGAAGCGCATTGCCCTGTTTTGTCGTTCCATTGGGTTCTTTCCAGAACTCAATGTCACGATCACAATTCAGGAGTGTGCACTGGCCATGGGTGGGGCTAAAGGACGCAGGATCATGCAAGCACATGATGATCTTGTCGCGTCCCAACGGAATCCGCAGCCCAAAAAGATCAATCTCAAATGGAACGAGACTTTGCCTCCCAAGAATGGCACTATTAAACCTCGTCCCATCACTAATGTTGATCCCATCTTCCACGCTTATATGCTACCTGTCGCGCGTACAGTCGCCGACAAAATGCATGAAATCTTTTCCGGCAACATTTTTAATGTGGCGGGACAGAGCGTGGCAATTTGGTTCGCTAGCGGCGCCAGTTCAGAGATGCTACGCTCCATGTACGATACTCTCACCACCTATAGCAACGTTATCTTGGTTGCAGGTGATGATCTTTTGCTTCGGCTCAAGAATCGCTACATTGAAGCTGACATGTCCGCCTGTGATCATTCACAAGACGGCGGCGCTTTCTTCTCTGCTGGCAAGGTCTATTGGAAGTCCTTCGGTTTTCCGAAGCACTTCGTGAAAGCTTTGCAAACGTGCATTACTTCTCCTTATATGTGCCGACATCGTGATGTCCGCGCTTCTGGAGAGGCTGGGGTGCAAATGCCGACAGGCATTGCCACCACCACTGTGCAAACCAGTCTCCACATCCTCATGGCGGCAGTGTACTTCTTCCGGGAAAACTTGGCACTGCCCCCTGGGGTCACAGGACGTTCTCTTAAAGACGTCTTTTTGGATCTGGGTTTGAAAGCAAAGGCCATTTATCCCGAACGTTTGGCGGACGCCACCTTCCTCAGAGGGTGGTGGACGACAGAAGTATGGGTTCCGTTGCCCTCGGCTCTTCTTAAGCTTGGGAAAACTTTGAAGAGTCCGAATTTGATTGCGCAAACCAAAGATCGTCTGCTAGCCCTAAAGCGGACGGCATGGGCGCTTTCACAGTCCTACAAAAACATTCCTCCTGATTACCCACTTCTTGGTCCGTTCTTAGCTATGCTGAAGCGGCTTGGTTCGTCTAGTTCTCTGACTCCTAATGCGATCATTGAATCTTTTGACTACAAAGCCAAGGGTGGGGTATTCACGGTGAAGGAGGAAACCTTAGCCGCTATTAAGCGCAGATATCAGTTCACCACGGCTGAATTGGAATCTGCTGCATTGCTAATGAAATCTGTCCATACTCTCCCGGTTATGATTTCACATCCCTGCTTTGAGCGTTTGCTCGCAGTGGATTATTAGTTTAGCGGCTTTGATGGTATGCGGGTCCATGTGACCTCACAGATTCTAAGCGGTCTGTGCCTTGCATACGTTAAACGTGGTGAGGATACGCCGGCCACCATCAGCCGGTCTACATCAACGGAGAGATCTTATCTCCGCCTCACCTTCTTCCTCATGTCTAAAGCTAAGCAGAACAAACTTACCAATGCTCAACTCGAAAATGCCGCTGTCTGGCTTGGTAAGCAAGTAC